CACCAGCAAAAAAGCCACTAGTTCCAGTAGCGGTTAAAGCAGTCGATAATCCTTTTACAATTGGAATGATGGTTGTAATGATTTTTATAGCAGGCCCAATAGCAGCAACAAGTCCTATAACTACTAAAATCGTCTTTTTAGTCGTGTCATTCATGTTTGCTAGTTTATTTGCCCATTCACTAATCCTTGGAATGATTGAATCCTTAAGATAAGTTAAAAACTCGGTCATTATAGGAAGTAAAATCTGGGCTAGTTCTACTCCTAATGTTTGAAGCTCTTGTTTAACCTTATCAAGTTCATCATTAAACTTTGCAGAAGCCTCGACTTCTTCTTCGGTGATAACACCTAATTCCTGACATTCATTTCTAAAATTCTCAATCTCAGTAGATGACGCACTTAAAAGTTGCTGTAAGTCAATACCTATCTTTTCACCAAAAATGTCATTAGCAATCCCAACTCTTAAGGTTTCATCTTCTAAATTAGCTAAAGCATTACGAATAATTTCAAAAGCCTCATCGACATTTTTACCTTTTAAATCATCATAGGTAATTCCTAGTTTTGTTAAGGCATCAGTTGCAGATGAGGTATTGCCACTAGCTAAATCACCAAGTAATGAGTTAGTTTTAGTAAAGGCTTTTTGAAGTTGCTCATTATCTACTGCAAGCAGTTTTGCTACATAGTTCCACTCTTGAAGTGCCTCTACTGACATTCCAAGTTTCGAAGCTTGATCTCCTAGTTCATCAGCTGTTTCAGCACTTTTAATAGATAATGTAGTTAAAGCTGTAACTGCGCCTAGAATTGGTGCGGTCACATACTTAGTAAGATTTGAGCCAACTTTACTTAACTTATTTAAATTAGCATTTCCAAGTTCATTAATTTTCTTAGTGGTATCTTCAAGTTGATTATTTAACTTATTAATATCAGCTTCAGTATATTCAACATTTCTTCTAAGTTGATTAAATTCCTTTACGGAAATATCACCAACTTCAAGAGCCTTCTTAGCCTTTTCTAATTGCTCGTTTTGATTTTGAAGTTTCTTTTTCGTCTCTTCTAAAATCGAGTTAAGTGTTTCTTGCTTTTTCTTCCATAAGTCAAGATTAGTTGAATCATAGCGTAAAGAGGTATTAATAGCCTTTAGGTCTTTTTGTTGCTCTTTAAGGTTAGCTTTGATATTAGTTAATTCATTTTGCAGGTCTTTTGCATCAAGTGTTAATTTGATATTTAAGCCTCTAACTGTTT